TACACTAAAAAGGGCCTGAAGAAGGCCTACGTCATTGCTGAGGCCTTTATCGGTCACAAGGACAATGATCCTTTCAACAAGCTCCCTGTGGAGCGAGGCATGCCAACGGGTCCGGTTCATTACCACGCGATCCGAAAGCCTGCTACTTACAACTGGAAAGAGGAGGCAGCGTAATGACCTATGCAATCAACATGAATACAGTGTCTTGGAAGGCCACACAGGACCTGTACGCGCTAGACAGGACTTATGTGGGCACTGAGGATTACCTCGGGTTGACGTACTACTGGGACCACGAGGTGAAGCACTGGATGCGGGACACCTCTACTGCCAAGCGAAAGAAGATTCACGAGCTGCTTCTCAAGGCGGGAGAAAAGCCAGTGGACGATCCTGAGTTCCCCGAATCACGGTACTTTAAAACCAACGAGACTTTCCGAAAGATCATGGAGAAGGTGCTGAAAATAAATTAATTAATTTGGGAATAAAGTTCAGGCGGCTACGTTGAATAAATGGAGAGAGGAGAAAATCATGAAAAAGGCAACAACTAAAAACCTGAACGAGTACATCAAAAAGACCTATCCAGAGCTCGAGATCGAGTTCTGGAAACCTGCTGAGGGATGCTTTGTTTTCAGCGGTCCTGATCAGGACGAGAACGGATTTCACGTCGAAAGCATCAACGGCATCGGAGCACTGGCCCACGCACCATACGAGAAATGGTGCGAGTGGATCGACGACGAGATCAAGGCAGCCTACGAACGGGCTGCCGAGTATCTGGAGCCCGAGATCGATTCAAAAATAAAAGTAAAAAATTTGAATTAATTTGGGAATAAATCTCCGGCTCGCACGTTGAATAGGTGTAAGGGGAGTTATTTTGATAAAGAAAGGAGAAAGAGAAATGTTAAATATCTACATCGTTAAAGACCCTGCCACTGGCGATTACGTCATGGTGAAAGAAGGCGAGACAGGCTACTTGGAGCTGGACGAAAACAAGCGACACGATGCCGAGTATGCCGAACGAATCAACGCCGCCCTAGGCCACACTGAGGAGGACCTGATCAACGCCACTGCGCGATCTATGTTCGGGACTTGGTAACCACGGCCCACGGACCCGCTTCGGCGGGTCTTTTTTTGCAAAAAAATCCTGCCCAATCTGCAAGCTGTTGATTTATAAGGAGACTTAAATAGAAAAAAATGTGCTCAAGTAGTTGACATTAGTTATCAGATGACCGACAATATCAACCGTTGGAGAGACAAACAGAAATCAGAAAGGAGACGGAAAAATGGGCAAGATCATTAACTGGGAAATCAAGCGATACCCTGAGCTGGAAGGCGATTTCAACGGGCCAGCGGGATACGCACTCGGTGTTGCTGAGGTGAAGGACGCTTGGGGCGATGTCAAGACTGTCCCAGCTTGGATCAAAGTGGTGGCTGACGCGGCCCACATCATCCGAATCAACAAGAAAGGCGACTGGAACGGCCTTTACGAGATCAAGCCTTTTGAAGAGGAAGAGAATCCAGTAGTGGCCACTTTCGTCAACGCTGAAAAGGAAGTAATTGGCGAGATACGCCGGAACGATACTTGCAAATTTGACGACGATGGCGAGTTCGGTGTCGGCCTGCTTTACGAGTACGACTAATCACGAATCACTAGAAAGGAGACAGAAATGGAAATAATGGTTTTTCACAAGAAATCAGATCGCAATACTGGCGACGATATGGGCTTGGGTCGAATGGCGATAATTGAGTGCGGAGACCGAGAGATTGATGACGCCCTCGAGTATGCTTGGAAACGAACCAATAACATCTACGGATCATGGTCTCGCGGCCGATACGTTGAAGGAGACATCAACAACGACTATTCAGAAGATATCAAAGAGATAGCTACTCTGGAGAAAGGCTGGGATGGCAAAGAGTATGGGCATCGTTCTAGCATGGTTGGGGATTATTTTGTTAAGTGCCCGCCCGATGGAATTGGAGTTTACGAACCGTATCGAGTAGCCCCGTGCGGCTTCGAGAAGGTCACGGATGAAGAGTTCTTTAAAGCTGCAAACGATCACTTGGATCGAAACTAATAACAGGACCACGAACCAAAAGACCCGCTCCGGCGGGTCTTTTTCTATGATAGGATGAAAGCCGGTCCTCGGACCACGGGCCCGTCAGGTGTTTTCTTTTTTCAGTGGGTTTTTAGGCAATCTCTGGCGGACCCGTTTCAATGCCTATCTGAGCTCCTTTCGAGAGCCATGGACCACGGGCCAGTAACCAAGGACCACGGGCCACTATCTTGCACTACATTGCGTTACATTGCGTTACTTGCGCCAGAACGGTATGTATAGCAGTCTTTTCTGAAAAAAAACGTGTATTAACTTTTTTTTGCTAAAAAGACTGTTACAGACGCAATTGACGCAAGGTGACTGATTTTATTAAGGAAATATTGTAACACTGACATTGCGTTGACTTTTCACTAGACGCAATGACGCAATGGTTTTTTCAATTTGACGGGGTGCGCGCGCGAACCATTTTTTACTACTGTTTTTAAATTTTTCAGAAAAGACTGTTATACTTTGGCGAAATAACCACTCTGGAGGTCCTGTGCCGCGTTTATACGACGAGCCCTGCTCAACTGAAGGGATAACCCCTCGAAAACACACTATGCGAAGACTGAGCTCTGGGACGCTCAAATATCCGTTCAAAGCGATGATCGTGGGGGATTATTTCCTGATCGAGACGGGAGACGATGCCCAGTTAGTGGGATCGGCGGCGAGGAAATACGGTTACCGATACCCGCCCCGCAAGTTTATGGTCCGCCCTGCGTCCGACGGGACGCCTTACTGGGTCTGCCGGAGGACCGCCTGATGTCCAGAAAAACCTTGTCTAAAATACTGAACGACACTGGCGTCAAGCCAAATGAAAAGATGCGGATGAACGAGCGCCTGCAACAACCCGTGCCTCCCTTAGAAGAGCAAGGGAAGACCGTATCGCCACAGCAATGGAAGTTCATCTATGAGCTGATCGACGGCGAGGGAAGGCTGACAATGAAGCAGGCGGCTATCAACGCGGGCTATCCTGAAAAGAATGCAAACAAGACGGCCTCTGACCTGACCAACCCGAAGAAATATCCTCATGTCGTGGCTGCGATCCAGAAATATCGCCAACAGATGGCGGAGAAGTACGGGACCAACATTGAGCGCCACCTGCGCGATCTACAGACTATTCGGGATCAGGCCCTCGAGGCTGGGAACTTTGGTGCTGCTGTCACTGCTGAGTATCGTCGCGGGCAGGCACTGGGAACGATCTACATTGACAGAAAGGAGATCAGGCACGGGACCATTGACAGCATGAGCGCCGATGAGGTGCGCCGTAAGCTGGAAGAGATCAAAGCCCTGTATGGCGGCCCTCCGCCCAATCAAATCATTGACGTGACGCCTGAAGAGATCGATCAGGCAGAAGGCATTGACTTGATTGAGGAGATTAGAGATGGCGAGAAAGCCAGAAAGCGCGCTGCACAAGAAGCTAAAAGACAACCTGCCGAACTCTCTGATAACCCGACTGGAGAACCGAGTCGGAGTGGGGATGCCGGACTGCCTAGTGGCTCTGATCAAAGCGAGATTCGTGATGATCGAGCTGAAGGTAGTGGAGCGGGGGAAGAAGGTGAGACTGAGCCCTCATCAGATATCCTTCAACCTGAAGCACGGGATGATAGGGATGCCGGTCTGGATTCTGGTCCAGCACCACCCGAAGGGGACCACGAAGAGAAGCGAGATCAGGCTGCTGCTGTATCACGGGAAGCAGGCTCAGGAGCTGTTCGAGCGGGGAACGGACCTGCTGCCGGTGGAGAGCTGGGCGCTTGATGCAGTGGACTGGAAGCACATGCACCATATCCTGAGCACGCATTAGTCCGTAACGCTCTCAGAGGCCCTGTGAGGCAGGGTAATTAGACCTGAGGGTAATCCTAGGCTAACAGTCCATCTTTCCAAGAAAGGGCCCTCGCGGGCCCGTGGGCCGTTTTTGTGGGGTCTTCCCGCCCTCCCCTGAGGGAATTCCCCGAGCAAAATGGTTAGAGGTCAAAGGATCACGGTCCAAAAATAGCTAAGTCATTGATTTTATTGAAGTCACTATTTCCGGTAATTACTATTACCGGAAATAGCGGGTCCCTTTTGGCCAATTTGGTCCGTGTGACGCCGCGCTCGCACGCACACACCGCGAACCGCGCCCGCGTCGCGCGGGCCGTGGCCTTGGCCCGATTTTGCACAAATAATTCTGGCCGAAACGAAAATGACCTTTAATGTTTCACGTGGAACACCTTGAAACCCACCCCCTTTATCTGGAAAATCAAACCCGCAAAAATTTTTTGCAAAATTCAAACGAAAAGGAGTTAGAACCCTTATGAAAAATGAAATTGAAAATGCCATAAAAGAAATGGCTACAAAAACAGAGAAGGCTTCCAACCAAGACGAGGCAATGAAGTACGCACAAGCAGCTTTAAATCTAGCTAATGTCTTAGCCACCTTAGAAAACATAGGTCGATAAGCATCTTATGCAAGCAGCTCAAATACCTCCTGAGATAGAAGCGGAGCAACTCAAGCTAGAACTCAGGCTGGCCCTGCTAGAAGCACAGGGACACGGGCGTGATTCCTTTCTAGGTTTCTCCCGCTACGTCTGGCCTGAAGCAATCCTAAGCACCCATCACGAAAAGATGGCTTCTGCTTTTGACCGCATAGCCAGCGGGGAGCTAAAGCGATTAATCGTAAACATGCCTCCTCGACACACAAAGTCTGAATTCGCTAGTTATCTGCTGCCTGCCTATCTTATGGGTAAGCGCCCTGCTACTAAGATTATCCAAGCAACTCACACAGGCGAGCTCGCTGTACGATTTGGCCGGAAAGTCCGTAACCTGATGGACCTCGACAAGTACAGAGAGGTTTTTCCCACGGTAGAGCTCAAGGCTGACAGCAAGGCGGCTGGACGTTGGGACACCAATTCTGGCGGAGAATACTTCGCGGTAGGTGTAGGCGGTGCGATGACAGGTCGTGGCGCGGATATGCTGATTATTGACGATCCCCACTCTGAACAAGACGCCCAGTCTCAGCTTGCGCTGGATAATGCGTGGGAATGGTATACCTCTGGACCCCGAACCCGTTTACAGCCCGGCGGCGCTATTGTCGTTGTGATGACCCGTTGGGGCACGAAAGACCTGACCGCAAGGCTGATCAAGCAGATGCAGGAGGACGACGCGGATAAATGGGAAGTCATTGAGTTTCCTGCCATCCTGAACGAAAGCGAAGAGAACGAAAAGCCTCTCTGGCCCTCTTTCTGGAAGCTCGACGAGTTAAAGTCTGTAAAAGCATCGATGTCGGTCCAGAAATGGAACGCGATGTATCAGCAGCGCCCAACCGCTGACGAGGGCGCAATACTCAAGAGGGAGTGGTGGAAGATTTGGGAAAAAGATTACACCCCAAGGCTGGAATATATCATCCAATCTTACGACACGGCGTATTCTAAGAAAGAGACGGCAGATTTCTCGGTAGTCACTACGTGGGGTGTATTTCATCCTAACGAAGATGCGGGGCCGTCTCTGCTTCTTGTTGATGTAAGGAAGGGCCGTTGGGACTTTCCAGAGCTAAAACGTATTGCCAAAGAGCAGTATGACTACTGGCAGCCCGATAATGTCCTGATCGAGGCCAAAGCAACAGGGATCACGCTTCAGCAAGAACTCAGGCGCGCAGGCATTCCTGTCACTATGTATTCGCCCGGTGGTCGTCGGGCAGGGCAAGATAAAATCTCGAGAGCCAACTCAGTAGCCCCGATCCTCGAATCAGGTATGGTCTGGGCCCCAGAGACGCAATGGGCAGA